TAGCATATCACCCTTGTGTGATATGATAAACACGTTAGTGTCGTCGCCAAGGGTATGAATAATCTTCATCAAGTTTTCGATACCTGCTTCGTCTAACGATGAGTCGAACGTCTCATCAAGGATGAGTAGATTAGTACTGATACTGTTCTTCATCTTAGCCACCTGTCTCCAAGTGAACAAAAGCGCCAAGTCAATACGTTGCTTCTCTCCTTCGGAGAAAGAATCGTAGGTAAACGAGTCACGGTGGCGTGATCGTATAGTTTCTTGGAAACTTTCGTTGAGATCAAAGTGAACATAGAAGTCTAGGATAGATAGGTATTGGTTGACCAACTTATTTATCACAGGCAGATACTGCTTGACAATCTTAGTCTTGATACCAGTATCCTTGAGCATCTCTGCTATCACGCTATTGTATGCTGCTTGATCATTTAGTTTATTCCTTGACTCCATCAAGTCATGGTACTCTTTTACCAAAGCATCATAATCGTCATTCGCCTTGGCAAGATCAGACTTATCGTCCGAGAGCATATCAAGGTCCCATTGTGCGATCTGTATTTCACTGTCACATTTAGTAATCAGATCATTTAAAGATTGTATCTCGGTTCCCCAACCAAAACTTAAACTCTGCCTGTCTTGGCACTGCTTTAATCGTTCGGTTGCTTTTTCAGATTGCGCTGCGATTTCAGTAAGACGTGATTGAAACTCTGCTGCTGTTTTCTTTGCCTGTTCGAGTTTTCCTCGTTTGAGTTCTTCGTTGATGTCTTGCTCACAGGTGGGACAAGAGGAGTGATCTTCATAAAACTTTGTTTCCTTTACAAGTGCTTTGATTTTAGTTTGTATCTCAGTGTTCGCCTCGCGGAGATCATGAACCTCGTTCGTTGCCGCCAAGTTTTCCTCTTGTAACCCTTCGTTGTTAGCAAGGACTTTAATATTCAGAGCAGCGATGGCGGCGAAGTGCTCTTCCTTCTCATCCTTGTAACGCTGGATAAGATCTTCTTTTTCCTGCTTGGCGTCATGATTAAGTTTAGAAATATCACGAATGTATTTCTTTTGTGCTTCAGTCTTAGTTTCGTTGATCTCAATGTCATGATATGCTTGATTGATCTTTTCCTTTAGGACTGAGTTGCGTTCTTTCAGCAACGCATTCATCTTAGAAAACACGCCAATGTCAAGTAGATCTTCAATCACTTCCCTACGGTTGAACGCAGACAGTTGCATAAATGGAGTGAAGGAAGAAGAACCAAGCACCACGACCTGATGGAAAGTCTTGTGAGTCAACTTCAAGATATTTTGCTCTAGGACTTTCTGATACTCTTTGTTATGTGAGTTTTGATTCAACAAGGTGCCATCAACATAGATTTCAAACTTTCCTGGTTTTAATCCACGGGACACTCGATAGTTCTTGGACCCGATAGTAAACTCGACTTCTACCTCACACTTCTTATCATTAATCGAGTTAACCAGTTGTGGTTTGTTGATATTGCGATGCGCCTTGCCAAACAAGGCAAATGAAATGGCATCGAGCATAGTTGACTTACCCGAACCGTTTTGACCAACGACGAGGGTATGCTTGCTGTTGTTTAGATTTATCTCTGTCCAGTTGTTACCTGTGGACAAAAAGTTTTTATATCTTACTGCTGTAAAATTGATCATGCTGTCGCTTCAACTGTTGTAGTCTCAAATAATCTTACTGGGAAATTTTCTTGGATATTTTTAAATTCGTTTATCCTACTGCGATCCCACTTTACTATCTTAACGTCACGGAACCCAATGTTTTCCATAGTCTCTACCAGTTCCTGTTTTGGCCAGAGATACTTATGTTCTCCGTTCTGTTCTAATAGGTGTAGGGCAACATTTTCTTGGTTGCTTTTATTTGGGTCAGGGTCATCTGCCCAAGAATTAATTGTTTTAGTTCTTTCATCGTTCCAGATTAACATGTACTGCTTAACATATGGATGTTTGTTTAACTTTCCTTCGTTTTCTTCACAAGTCAACCACTCGATATGTTCGTATGCTGGCCAAGCAATACGAATGGTGCCTCCTGGTTTTAGGATACGTTTACAATCTTTGAGGTGTCGTATACCTTCGTGTTTATGCAGGTGCTCTATAAAATGCTCAGAAAAAATGCCATCATAGGTATCAGATATAAATGGCATAGGGAACGTACAATCATGGATGATACCTGCTTCTAATCCTATATTGTCCCAACCCTTTCTTGTTACCTTTGCGCCAATCTCTAGCAGTCTCATACAGGGAACTTCTCTATCAGTTCGTAAAACCCTCCGATGTACTTTCCGTCCACATACACCTGAGGAAATTCTTTAGTAAAGTCCACCTTGCTCCTATCGACTTTTCCCAGTGACAGATCCTTCAAAGTAAAATTTAAAGCATCATAGTGTATTCCCTTTACCAATCGGCAATGTAATACACACCTCACACCCCATCCGCATTCTTCAGGTGCAACTATTTTGATCTGGAGTTTCTTCATGATATCTCTAGAGTCTGCGCTTCAGTCATAAGTTCGCCCATCTCTTTCTTGATACGGTCTTTATCCAAAATAGTTTCTACATTGTCAACATACTGAGACAACAGAGTAGATGTATCTTCAACCTCAAGTCCTTCGTCACTGACTGATTCGCCAGTAAACTCATTGAAGTCCTCTTGAATTTTTAGATCATAGATGTCGCGTTGCTGAATCCTGTCAATGAAACGATCGAACATAAACCCATCAGTCTTGTTGATAACAACAACCTTGACGAACCTTTTATCAAGGATAGACAGATCCATTTCATTATAGTCCTCGTTCTCATCATCATAACGGATGCGATGAAATAGAGTCAGAGGATTGCGGATAGGTGTTAGTTCACGGGTGTCAGTATCAAACACATGAAAGAACTTATCATCGTGAGCATCATTCCAGAAAAACTCCATCTGCGAACCAAGGTAATGTATGTTGCCTTGGTTAGACTTACAGTGATAATGACCAGAGAGTACCAACTCAAACCTGCGTAGGTTATCAGCAGACATACCATGAGTACAAGGTACACCGCGAAGCATATCAAATCCGTTCAACTCAAAGTGCCCTGCGACAACATCTGCTTTACAGTTTACTAGGAACTCGTTGGTATCTTCTTCGTTGTCCTGACAGATCCAAGGCACCAAAGCAAACTTCAATCCATCATAGTCCAAAACTTTTGCTTGATGAACAATGTTGACCTCGTTCATATAATGACCGAGCAGTTCTTTTAAGGAGTTGAGTTCGTTGGTGTTCTTATAGTATGTGTCATGGTTACCAGGAATGATGTCCATAGTAATCTTATCTTTACGCAATCTCTCAAGGAACACTTTACGATTACTGTTAAGTGCCTTGAAGTTTATAAAACGACGGTGCTCATAATAATCACCAAGGTGCACGATGTGCTTAATATCATTTTCTTTCAGATATGGAAAGAACACTTCATTATAGAAGCGTTCTTGGTAATCTATAAAAATATCTGAAGAGTTTCTGATACCACAATGGGTATCATTTAGTATAGCAAACTTCAAAACTATTCCTCTAGAAAGTCAGAGAGGTCAGAGTCGACTGAATAAGACCTTCTCTTGTGCGAGACGTTCTTTTGTTTGTATTCATCAACTGCTTTGTCTTTATCTTTGACGTCATCAATACGGCGACGAAGGTTGTCCACGAAAGATTGCACTGCCTTAGCAACTTGTGGATCTTCGTTTGGATCAATCATAAATTCTTCAATGCCGGATTCAGCAAGGAACTTTAATTTGACATCTTGTTGTTTCTTTTCTTTTTTAATGCGGCGAATAAATGCAAACCAACAAATTTGAGTGAAGTATCCAAACGCATTGGGTTTACCCTTACGAGTTGCTGCTTCGATATTGTAGTTGCCGATAGCATTCAAGCAGTTCTCTACGGCATCCATCACCATCTCTTCGCGATAGGTGTAGCGAACAAAGTTAGACTTGTGCGACAAACCCTCAGAGATCTTTAAGAAGCATCGAGCAATGTAGTCAGTTACGATAGGGTCGTCTTTACCCTTCTCCCTTGCTTCCCTTACAGTTTTGACATAGTCTACAACTGCTTGGGAGAACTCCTTGTTGTTTACATAATGCGGTCGTTCGCTAGGTTTCATAATAACTCCAAAATTACAACTAGATTATATTGTACCTTAATCTGAATCAAATGTCAATGCTTTGGTTTAAAAGTAACGACATTGCCTTTGCCGTTCACAGACTCGGGTCTCTCGTCATTACCGAACGCTTCTTGTATCGTTTGACAAGAGGAAATATATTGTTCAATCAAGGAGTCGGACGGTGTAGATAAGGAAACAATTGATATTGGATTCAAAGCACAAGACGATTCTAGGTCGTCAGTATATTTTAAGAAAGGTCTCATGACATAGTATTGTTTGCCTTCTACTATGTCTAATGCTTCATAGTCCTCATCCATTAGTTCTTCAACAAACACAGCATGATCAATTAGGTAATGGTGTTCATCGCTTTCTAGTATTTGTGCTATGATCCAATCACCAGTGACTAGGAAGAACTGCCCCAAAGATGTTTTGTTAATTTTCATATGTGTACCTTATGAAGTTCATAATCAAACTTTTCTCTATTGTATATCTTTATGCGTTCACCTGAGTGGTTTAAGGTGAAATTCTTTTTCGACTGCCACTGTAAGTCATCACAAAGGTCGTAGAGTTTGGTATCTTGCCCGTTGTCTGCTTTTCTAAGTCCCCTACCGATTGACTGTAATACTTTGACTTGCGACTTAGAAGGAGAAGCGAATATGATATTGTGAAGATTACGAATATTAATACCAGTAGAAAAGGTGCCAAGACTAGCCACGATAATTGCATTTTCGGATCCCTCTACGATTCCTCGAATCGCTTCTCTGTCTGTAACATCAGTACCGCCATGTACATAAAAGACCTTGTCGTTCTGCTCTTTTATCATCTTATACAATATTTCACCATGCTTTTCTACAAACTGATACAGCACCAGAGTATTACCCTTTTGCGTCAGTGCTAGATTGCGTATCAGTTTGTTTCTAGGTTCATGTCCAACTAGGAAATCAACTTCCTCTTGATAAGTTCGCCCTACATTAATTCTACGGAATTCTTTTGGATAGTCAAGAACTAATACATCTATTTTTAGTTTCGCCAGTGTACCCTTATCCTGTAAGTCTCGAGTAAACGTCACTCGCTTTGTCGGACCAAACAATCCTTCTAGCACAAGTTTGTTTACCTGCGTACCATCAAGTGTACCTGTGGTGCCAAACCTATAGTCTGCTTCAATACATTTGTTCATCAAGGTGGTTAGTGACTTTGCCTTGAACAAGTGGCACTCGTCACCAAACACGCACCCAAACTGTTCGAACCATTCCTTGCCTAGTCTGTAAACTGACTGCCAAGTTGTTACAATGATCCTCTTATCAGTCTTTTTGTCTTTACCCGAATAAATCCTATGGACTTCATCTACATCGAATCCATAGTCCTCAAAGTCTTTGTACATCTGCTCAACCAACGATGTAGTCGGAACCACTATCAGTACCGACTTCTCGTGTTGATTAAGATACCAGCGCATCAAGTTGTAGATTATGAACGACTTACCAGAACCTGTAGGCGAAAGCAAGAGGCAGCGTTTGCGTTCTATACCATGTACTATAGCATCATACTGATAATCTCGAGGAGCGAAAGGCATATTCCAAATTGCTTGCGAAGAAACCAACTTCTGGTGATCGACCTTGTTAGTTGCGTTGGGAAGACCATACGGACTATCTTTTAACTGTATGTGATAGTGACGGTCTGCTGCGAACCTACAAAGTTTTGCATACAATCCAACGTTGAGTTCGCAGGTCAATGAGTTGAACAAACGGATCTTGCCATCCCATTGCCTGCGTCGAACCGCTGGCATAAACTTAGCACCAGGAACATTGAACGAGAAATACTCACTCAGTTCGTGACGGACACCTGCATCACACAGGACTGCCATCATTGAGTGGTTCTGCATCTGTAACGTCAGGGTCGCCATGCTTTTCTTTATAATCTTTTATCGCTGATTTAATTGCATCTTCCGCCAGTACCGAGCAATGTATCTTTACAGGCGGGAGTGATAGTTCTTCAGCAATTTGTCGATTACTGATTTCTCCTGCTTCGTCAAGGGACTTTCCTCGAACCCACTCGGTGAGTAGCGATGAAGAAGCAATAGCACTGCCACATCCGAAAGTTTTGAATCGAGCGTCTTCAATAATTCCGTCGGACGATACTTTGATTTGCAACCGCATGACGTCTCCGCACGCTGGAGCACCGACCATGCCTGTTCCGACATTTTCTTCACTGTCGACGAACTTACCAACGTTCCTAGGATTTTCATAGTGGTCAAGCACCTTCTCGCTGTATGCCATAAATTTCCTCCCTGAACGCAGGGTCTTTACCGAAGTTCGCAGCTGCGTTCGCTTTTGCTTTTGCTAGTACAATAGGTGAAGACGGTTTACGTTTCGCGCGATAAGATCCGTGCGAACTCATCTTCGCTCTTTTCCTCACCTTACCACTAGTCTTCATTGTCTTC